GCAGGCTTCGCCTCTCCCCGCCGTAATTGGCATCCCGCTCAACGATGGATCGGAATATCCAGTCACACAACCACAAATAGACCAGTGGAAAAAACTGTATCCAGCCGTAGATGTCATGCAGGAATTGAGAGAAATGGTCGGGTGGAGCCAAGCGAACAAAACCAAGCGAAAAACCAAATCCGGGGTTATGCGGTTTATTACCGGTTGGCTCTCACGGGAGCAGGACAAGGGAAAATTGAACCCCAATAAGCCCCAAAAAGAAACCTCCATGGACCTATCTGCCTATGAGGACATGGTATCCGGTTATATCCCGGTTTATGAGAGGGATGTGAGCGGATGACCTACACCATACCGGGTATACCGCCGAGCAACAACGAATACATAGGCCGGACAAATTACCGGGATTACCAGCGGGCCAAAAAGATGTGGGCAGAACGGATCACGTTATGCTGCCGTCCAAAGCCACGGAACCCTTTGCCCCGTGCCCGTGTGGTACTAACGTACTATTTCCCGGACAAGCGACGCCGGGATCCTGACAATTACAGCGGGAAAATGCTCCTGGACGGCCTGAAATCGGCCGGGATTATCGAGGACGACAGCTTTAACCATATTGAGCTTATTTTGCGGTGCGGACTGGACAAAGCCAACCCGCATGTGGAAATTGAGGTGACGCCATGTTAAGCACGTGCGAAATCTGCCGGAGGCGGGAAAGAAGATGAGAGCGATAATTAGATATCCTGGATCAAAATGGGGTTTGGCAGATTGGATCATATCTCACTTCCCGGAAAATTATGACAAGATGGTATATCTTGAGCCGTTTTGCGGATCCGGAGCCGTATTTTTTAACAAGATTCCGGGGGCGGTCGAAACCGTTAATGATCTGGATGGGGATATTGTTAATCTGTATCGGGTGTTACGAGATAATCCGGAAGAGCTCAAACGGGTATTATCTCTCACACCGTACAGCCGGGAGGAATACGACCTGTCATTTGAGCCTTGCGAGGATCCAGTAGAGCGGGCTCGACGATATATGGTTAAGACCACACAGGCTATCGGGGCCAAGATGGACGGCAAATGCGGATGGAGAAACCATAAACAGATGAAAATAGGCGGAACGGCATGTAAATGGGCTGGTATATGTGACACGATCGATGCGGCGGCCAAACGGCTTCGCGGTGATACCACACATCTGGTACAGATCGAGCATATGGACGCCATGCGTCTGATTGAGCGATACGACAATCCGGATGTGCTCATGTATCTTGACCCCCCATATGTCCTATGCAGCAGACGGGGCGGAAGGTTATATCGTCACGAGATGGACGACGACGGACACAAAAAGCTGATGGAGCTGATTACAAACAGCCGGGCAAAGATCGTACTGTCAGGATATCAGTCGGACATTTACAACGATGCCCTGCAGGGATGGCATAAGGATACGATACAATCCCAGGTAACATCAGCAGATAAGGCGACCGAAATTATTTGGCAAAATTTCGATCCACCGGCAGAACAGCTTACATTTTAACCTCACGGAGTAGCTGCCCGTGGGAGATAGGAGGACAAAATGAGCAACGAAATAAAAGAGCTGATTGACCGGCTGCGGTGCCCAAAAATTCAAAGCTGTCCAGTTGGTACAGATAAGCTGCCTTGCAACAAGTGCCGGAACAGCTTACACAATGACGCCGCCGAAGCTCTGGAAAACCTGGACGCGCAGTTGGATGCTTGTGTTGCCGAAGATATCAACAAAACGCGGGAAAACGAGATATTGTTATCGGCCCTGACCAAATGGGGAGCCGGGATGCAAACTGTGATGGTTTTTGAGGAGATGGCCGAGCTGCAAAAAGAGTTGTGCAAAAATCTGAGGGGCAAGGATAACCGTGGATGTATAGCAGAAGAAATCGCAGATGTCCGGATTATGCTTGATCAGATGGTGATTTTGTACGACTGTGCCGAGGATGTTGATACATGGCGTAAGGTAAAGCTGGGGCGGCTGGAAAAGAGATTGTCGGCCCAGGAAGGAGAAAAAGATGAACTTCTTGCCGCCAGTGCCAAGCCGGAACCTACAGAGGTGTTGACGCTTGACGAGCTGCGGAAAATGGACGGAGAGCCGGTGTGGTGCATTGATGGGCAAGGAAACGAGTGCTGGTGCCTTGTGTCCATATGGGGAGATGACAAAGAGGTAAGTTGTATTGATAGCGAAACCGGAGAGTGGGACGAAAAGTATTACAATCTCCCTGGAAATGGGCAGCATGGGCTTGATATTAACGGCTGGCTTGCTTATCGCAGAAAGCCGGAGGAGGAACAGTATGCAAACGATTGAGAAAATATACTACGTATGCGAGATATGCGGGAAAACCGCGCAGGATGCCAAAAAGATCAGAGCTTGCCAGGAGATGCACAGGGACGTGTCGGATGGGACCGTGGCTGCGCATTATCGCAAGGGCAAGGCATACCCGAAAAGTATAGTCATATCGTTCGAGGACGGATCCCAGGTAGAGTATTACTACAACTGCAGCACAGATGCCAACGGGAAAACCGTTACCTTTGATGCGTAAGGAGGCGATGACAATGACATATGAAGACCTAATAGCTGCCGAAAGGGAAAGTGAGAGGACAGACAATGGCTGAGTACATAGAGCGGGAGGCGGCTCTTTCAAAAATTGGCCCAGACGAATACTATCATACAAACGAGATCAAGGATATATTGAGAGATATCCCCGCCGCCGACGTGGTGGAGGTGGTAAGGTGTGAGCAGTGTAGAAGCCTGTACAAAAGCATTGATCCGTTTAACGGTCATGTATCGTACAGGTGTAGCAGTCCGTATGGGCTTCAAGGCCACGTGCTTCCACATTTTTATTGCGTCCATGGATTTAAGGGGGAGGAGGGACAGACGGATGACCGCGAGTGAAACCTTGATATGCCCTCATTGCGGGAAAGAGCAGTATGCACACGAGCCGGACGACATCGGCACGTACTACTGTCTCGAAGAATGCGAGCATTGCGGGGAATTGTTTTGGTACTCCATTGAGGTATCGCGCAGTTACAGCGTTATGGACTATGATCAGATAGGACGTGAAGATATGCGCAACGGAGAGACCAAGGAGGCCACACCATGA